CCACCGACATTGTACCCGTTGCGTTGATGGCAGGCACGTTCTGGTAAAACGAAAGCACGTCACGCTGTGGCGCACTGAAGAAAATGGTGCTGTCCGATGCGTAGACGCTCAAATTGCCCGTTGCGCCGAAGACGATATTGGTCCCGCTGGCCGTGCTGCTGAGTGTCGTGTTGCCCGCCAGCGTGTAAAGCTGGTTGTGTGCGCTGTTCCAGTCCACAGGCCGCACAAGGTCGGTTGCCGCAATGGTCTGCGTCCCGCCTGTCGAGTTGCCGACAGTGACAGTTCCCGTCCAATCCGCAACCGTGTTGGATTTGACGTGCGAGACAGCCATCAGGCCACCGTGAAGATGGAGGTCGTGAAGTCCAGCGTCAGGCTTTCCGTGTCGGCCAAGGTGATGGACGAGCCATAGTCAAGATAGCCAATCAGCGGGTCAACGGGCGAGGTCGGCGTGTTGTTGTACATAACCGCGTACCGGAAGGGGCCAATCGAGCCGCCCGACGCCGTGATTGCCAAGTCCGTGGCGATGAAAGTGCCCGTGCCGCCAGACTCCGTGTAGGACTTGCCAGACAGCGCAACACCGCCGCCAGCGCCGCCCGTATAGCCGCCGCCCGTGCTGATCTGCGTGATGTCAGCCAGCACCGTATGCGTGGAGACGTTCGGCGCGGAGTTGGTCAGCGCGAACTTGATGTCATCCGTGGAAAAGTCATGGACGCCTTTGCCCAACTGTTCCTTGAAGTCCTGGTAGAACGTGAATGTTGATGCGGGCATTAGTTCACCATCGGGTTCTGAGGCATCGGAGCCTCGTCAATCGGTTCGTCAACAGTGTGCAGGATCAGGCCCGACACAGGGTCGCGGACGGGCGTGCGCTTCATCGGCTGCGTCTTGAGCGGCGGAAGGTTCTGGACCGCCTGCTGAAGCGTCTGGGCCACGGTCTGGGCGATGATGGGAGCCACGGTAGAGGCAAGGCTTTCGGCCAAAGCGCCGCCAACCTGTTCAGGCATGTTGATTGCCACTGGCGAGGTTGCCACACCGGGCGCAACATCAGGTGTAGCCATTGCTTGCTGCCCAACTTGCAAACCGAGTGATGCAAGCGAATCGGGCGTCATGTACGGCAGAAGGGTGTTAAGACGATCTGTCTCTGCCTTATACCCGTCAATGTTTGCCTTGTTTAGCTTGCTTTCCAGTTCTTGAATTTTGGCCTGCGCGGCCTGCACCATCTGGGCAATCTCGGGCGGCATCCCATCCTCTCCCTGCATGTTGGCGGGAAGCATGGCCTTGAGACGGTCTGCAATCTCTTCAGCTTGCGGCCAGTCGAACGCCTTGACCAGAATATCGCCCGCAACCTCGCCAAGCTGCGGCACGGCACGCAGGACTTCGACCATTTCGGCGCGGGACTGCTCACGCTGCGTGGTGTAACCCGGTCCAGTGTCAACGGCCACGTCATAACGGCCCAGAGAGAGGTCGTAGATCGGCTCCACGTCCTCCATCGGGTTTTCGGGCTTCTCACCGATCTTCGCCACGCTTTCCGTTTCATCCTTGCCGATGATGCGGATAACGCGCTGCCCGCTGTAGACCTTCGGGATCAGGTCCAGAAGCACGCAACCAACCTGCCGGATTGACCGGGCAAGGTTGTCAATGAAGTGGAACGTCGAAATATCGCCTTCCCTCTGGCGTGCCATAATGGCGCGGCCAGAGGTTTCATTGCTGCGCTGCCCCAGAGAGGCGTCGTACATGCCAATGATGGCCTTCATGTCATCGCCAGCGGCCAGGGCTTCGGACATGGCACCCGCTGCCGCGCCACCATCCAGCGGCTGACGCTGCGGGGGCTGCGAACCCTTGGAGAACTGCAAGAAGGCGTGCGAGGCAGAGTTGGCCGTCAGCCAGTTCGGGTCTGCGTCAAACGCGCCTTCCTCACCAATGAACGGCACGCGCGGCGCAAGGGCAACCAACTCCGTGGCCGTGGTGCGCCAGTAGTTGAACATGCGCTGTGCGTCGGTCGCGTTGTGAATGAGGCTGCGGAAATGCCGCTGGCCTTCCACGTTGATCTCTTCGCCGTAGACCGGGATGATAGGCAGATACTGGCCCAACCACTCGTTCTCTTCCAGAATCTCAGCGCCCGTCATGATTTTCTGCGTGATCTTGTACGCACGCGCCATGCGGGAATTGACGGGCATGATACCCGCCATCATGAACACGTCCTTGCCCGCTTCGTATTCCTTCTTGCCGACAACCTGACCATTGTTGAGAAGCAGAATTTCCCGCTGCGTCTCCTCGCGGTGCCAGCTTTCGCAGGTCAGTATCTCGTCGCCCTCGCGCCACGGCATACGAAGCGACTCATACCCAAGGTCTTCCCAGTCAACCTCCTCAGCGCCCTTGTACTTGGCGCGGAACTGCTCTTTCGGGATGAGTTCCGTCACCCAGGCACGATTCCAATCGCTTCCGTCCATGCTGGTGCTGTTGGGGTCGCCGTAGACTGAGAACGGGTTGGCGATGCGTTCGATCTTCAAGCACTTGTCGAACGTGTCATCGTACTCATAATCAATCGCAACGCGGATGTAGCCGAAGCCACAGGACACGGCGAAGTCAACTGCGGTGTCATAGGCAACGTCAGCCTTGGAGGTCCGTTCGATGTTGCGGATCAGACCTTCCATGATGTTGGCCGTCTCAATGTCCGCCTTGTCATCGACGGGCTTGACCTTGATCTGCGGACGGTTCTGACGCGAGTCATTGACAACCTGACGGATGAACGCAGGCATCTTGTTGATGGTGAGGACAGGACGCCCGTCACGCTCACGCTGCTTGCGTATCTCGTCAGGCCATTGCTCACCGAGACGGGCAAAGCGCAGGTCTTCAAGGGCTACGTTGCGGTTCTCAGACTCCGCATCCGCTGCCCTTTCAAACTCTTCGCGTTCGTCTGCGAGGATGTCTTTTTCAGAAGCCATTCGGCCTCCCTTCATGCCGCTTCACAGCGGGAAATATGCAGGGCTAACCCATCCACCCGCCAACGGCCACCCGTTCGCGTACCTTCGGCTTCTCACGCGGAGCCTCATAGGCAACGCACATCAGGCCAAAGGCGTCAGCAGCGTGGGAAGACCAATCGTGGTCCGGTCCAAGGCCAATGTTGCGGTTCTCGTCCCGCTTTTCGTGATACCATCCAAGAGCGTCGATGCCGGGCTGCGTTGTCTCAGCGTTGAACCAGATGGACGGGAACAGACGCCGTGCAGCTTCGATGCGCTTCAGAGCGGCACCCCTGCCCTGGTTGTCTACTGTAATTGCTTTGAAGCCAGCGGCGCGGACGTGATCTGCAAAAGGCAGTGCAGTAATTCCGTCTCGCTGAGACGAGTCATGGGGGAGTACACATAAAGCACGATCCCATCCCCGACGTCTAAGCCAGTCCAAATGAGCCGCGAGCGGCTGGCCTGTCGCTTCGTAATAGTCGAGGACTCGGACTTCCCGCCCGATAAACTGAGCGATCCAGATGGCCGTCGCATCGCTCACACCTATGTCCCAGAACGCCTTGACTTCCATCAGCGGGTCAGCGGCGACCTTGCCAATCCGGCCCTGCTGCTTTGCCTCTGCGAGATGTGCGGCGAAATACGCACCCGTCAGCACCGTGGCATAGTCGCCTTCCCAGATATGCGGGTACTGGTCAGGCTGTGTTCTGAGGCAGTCCAGACGCTCTTGTTCAAGGACGCTTGGGAACCAAGGATTGTCGGACCAGTTCGCCTTGACCACAGTCGCATTGGCCGGAAGTTCAGCCCCACGCAACATTTGGTCTACCGGGTCACTCTTCCGCGTCGGGTTCCAGCTAAACCATAGTTCCGAACCTTCAGCGCGAATTGTCGGACGAAGCAGGCCCAGGCTACGGGCAGACAGGCTTTGGCTCTCTTCGCACCATGCAATCCGAAAGTTCTCAAGGCTCTTCACGCTCTCCGCTGTGTGGTCCTGCATACCCTGGAAGATGATGACGCCGCCGCCGGGCGTGTCGATGCGGTCAGTGAGAACGCGGAAGCCCTGCTTTTCACCAAGGCCCCACGCGGTAAGCTGATCTTCGATAAGCCGCTTGGCCGATTCCTTCAGCGACTTCTGGACTTCACGAATACACACGGCGCGGGTGCCGGGATTGGCTAGGCATTCCTCGACCAGCAGGCCAGCGAAGAACCATGATTTGCCGCTCCCTCTTCCGCCGTAAGCCCCACGATACCGTGACGGCACCAAGAGGGGTTCAAAGACTGGCGCGGTTTCAATCCGCAAGGTGGTCACTTGGTTATCACGCGCTCAATCTTGGCGATGAACACCGGGTTTTCAGCATCACCCGCCACGGTCATTGGCAGAACCTTGCCCAAAAGCGACATGAACGGGCCGGG